CCAGACAGGAAAGGTCACAGGAACGGTGCTAACACGAACAATTTTTTATTTTTTTTTGCTAAGATTGCCCCATGCCCGTAAACAACGCATTGACTCCAGAAGGCTCTAACGCGCTAGGTGCTGCGTTTGGGTACTACCCACAGATTAGACGTACCCGTCAGTTTAATGACCGTGAAGCGTCTGCTGAGATACCGTTGCAGGCTTTGCGTGGGAGGTTGGCTACTACGTTTGGGATGCCGTCTGACATTTTGAATACTTTCCGATCTCCTATGCCGATGGAGATGTATGGCCAGACTGACTATGCGCCACAGCAACAAGTGCCTTACGGTAGCCAAGAGTTGATGCAGACTCTACCCCTGCCGCCACAAGGTCCTGCCCAACAGATGGCTGGCAACATTGGTGCGCTTGCTCCCTTGAGTCCTGCGGAGATACTGCAAACTGCGAGACTTGCTAGGAAAGCGGCTATGGCTGGGGGTGCTACTGCTAAACAAGCTGGTCGTCTGGTGGGTGAGGAATTAAACGCTGCCATGTTGGGTGAAAGACCTAATACCTTATTGGGTGCTATTACGCCTCAACCCATGTTCATGGCAGAGCGTGTCGGCAACATGAAGGCGGTGGATGCGCTGTTCCCTGGCAAAACCGAGGCGATGCTTTCACCTGCGGAAAAGTCTGCGCTGACAAAGTACAAATCAATTCTGGATACGCCTGCCGTTATGAGGCGAGAGCAGGCTAGATTGTTTGGAACTGGCGATATTGTTCAACCGTCTTTGAATGTTGCTCAAGAAATTGGCGTTTCTCCTAACGCTTTGCTAGACAAATATGTAGTGCCTATTTTGTGGGATACCTCTGCAACTGGTGGCAATGTGACCCAGATCGCAGGCATACCATTGACGCAAGGGTTAAGGGATGCCACACCAGCGTTTGTCCAACGCCAAGGCGGTAGACGCTACCCATACATCCAAGAAAACCTACAACAAGGTATTGGTGGCGCATCTAATGACACAGCGCAAATATCAAAAATCAACAACTTAAACAAGTTTAGCGATTTGGGTGACACGATAGGGGTGCAGATGAATCTAGCCCCAACTGGCATTAATTTCTCACACCATGTGGCTGAGTCTTATGTTGGCGCTTTGAATGCTTTGAAACCATCCAAAGAGGCGCTGACTTCGTTTAGGGATGCGGTTAGAAATACCAAAGTAGAAAACCCAGTAACCAAAGAAATCAGTTACCCGTACAAAAAGTTCCCTGGCCTCGATAGCCCAAATATTCGGGACATCATGGCTAACGGCACTAAGGAATACACCGCAGGCAATATTCGTAAAGCTATTGGCGAAATTGGCTCAACCGCGGCAATGGAAAAACAAGGCTTTCCTCGTTGGCAAGATGTTTACAACGTGATGAGCGAACCTGGCGCTGAAACGGGAATGGCGCACACGTTGTTAAAAGTTAACCCAAATATACAAATGGTTACACCTAACTTCCAACATGGTTCATACAACTCAGGACTGCCAGCCCAAGTTATGGGATCGCTACAAAACGCACAAGGGCAAGTTGTTGGTGTACCTGATTACTACATGATGCCTAAGTTATTCAAAGAGCGCCAAGCGCAAGGCAAGACACTAAGCAACATCCGCACATCATTGCTCAAAAGCCATACGGGTGAAAAGCTCGATCAGGAAGCTATTGACAATATTGCTAGATACCTTGGGTATCAAGTTGATTAATAGACTCAAGATGTTCTTTTTCTTTGGTCAATTCTTCAATCAATTGGTTAACAATTTCCAAACGTTTTTTGTCAGTCTGGCTCCAAAACGCCTCTGGCATCCGCAAATAAGCTGAATCATTAGAAAAGTTAAAACCGCAGTATGCAACTACTTTTTTCATATCTGGCCTCCGAGTTAAGCATTCTAATATAAGTTTGAATAAATGCAACTGCCAATTTACAAATCTGAAGAAGAACAAAAACTGATGGTGGAGCTTTGGTCGCCTGCCATCTCAGACGATCCAGAAGCCTTTGTCTTGTTTGCCTTCCCTTGGGGGCAGAAGAATACGCCTCTGGCTAACTTCTCTGGTCCAAGAAAATGGCAACGGGAAGTATTGCGAGACATAACCGCCCACATAAAAAAACAAAAAGGCTTGGTTGATTACGACACCATCCGCATGGCAGTATCCTCTGGGCGCGGTATCGGCAAATCTGCCTTAGTATCTTGGCTTATCCTTTGGATGCTGACTACCCGTATTGGTGGATCGGTGGTAGTTAGTGCCAACTCAGAAAATCAACTGCGCTCGGTCACATGGGCAGAATTGACAAAGTGGGCAGCCATGTTGATCAATAGTCATTGGTGGGAGATTTCAGCGACAAAGCTAGTCCCTGCCCAGTGGCTAACAGAACTTGTTGAGCGCGATCTTAAAAAAGGCACAAGATACTGGGCGTGTGAGGGCAAGCTCTGGTCAGCAGAAAATCCTGACTCTTACGCTGGTGTCCACAACCAAGACGGCATGATGCTGATCTTTGACGAATCTAGCGGTATTCCTAACCCTATCTGGGAAGTGGGCGCAGGCTTTTTTACCGAGAACACACCAGATAGATACTGGTTTGCTTTCTCCAATCCGCGTAGGAACGAAGGCTACTTCTTTGAGTGCTTCCATGCCAAACGAGACTTTTGGACATCTAAGATTGTGGACGCTAGGACGGTGGAAGATACCGACAAATCTGTCTATCAACAGATCATCTCCGAGTATGGCGAGGATAGTTCACAAGCCAAAGTCGAGGTATATGGGGAATTCCCATCCGCAGGCGAAGATCAGTTCATTAGCCCCATGATTGTGGATGACGCAATGAAGAGAGAAAAGTGGAAAGACTTAACTGCCCCTACCATTTTGGGAGTAGACCCAGCCCGTGGTGGCGCAGACTCTACTGTCATTGCTGTTAGACAAGGGCGCGATATTGTGGCCATCAAGCGCTATAAGGGCGAAGACACAATGGAAATTGTCGGCAGAGTCATTGACGCAATAGAGGAATACAAACCTGCGCTCACCGTTATTGACGAAGGTGGTCTTGGATATGGCATTCTTGATCGACTGACTGAGCAAAGGTTTAAAGTGCGTGGTGTTAACTTTGGAAACAAGGCAAAACACTCGCAAGCATTTGGCAATAAACGCGCTGAAATGTGGAACGATATGCGAAACTGGTTAAAATCTGCTAGTATTCCGTCAGATCGTCAACTAAAAGCTGATTTAACTGGGCCAACAAAGAAGCCCAATTCATCTGGCACGATATTTTTAGAGGGAAAGAAGGAAATGAAAGCTCGAGGATTGGCTTCACCAGACGCTGCCGATGCTATCGCTGTCACTTTTGCCTTTCCCGTAGCGCACAGAGAATATACTGAACCTACTCACCGCGTAAATGCACAAGGCAGTTCGGTATCAACAAGTTGGATGGGTTCATGAAAAAAACTGTATCTTTAAGCGTTGGTCGCGGAGAAAAACTTCCAGTATCCAAGGGCGCAGGATTGACCGCCAAAGGACGCGAAAAATACAACCGTGAAACTGGTAGCAATCTAAAAGCGCCAGCACCAAACCCAAAAACCAAGGCAGACGAAGGTCGCAAGGCTAGTTTTTGTGCAAGAATGGGCGCAGTAGCAGCGAATGCCAAAGACGGTGAACGCGCCAAAGCAGCCCTTAAACGATGGAAGTGTTAAACATGGCTACTAAACCTGGACTTTATGCCAATATTCATGCAAAACAAGCTCGTATTGCAGCTGGTAGCAAAGAAAAAATGCGTCCTGTAGGCGCAAAAGGCGCTCCAACTGCCAAAGCATTTAAAGAATCTGCTAAAACAGCAAAGAAAGCCAAATAATGCCACTTATTAAATCTAAATCACCAGAAGCATTCCGCAAAAACGTAAAAGCTGAGATTGCTGCTGGTAAACCAGTCAAGCAGGCTGTGGCAATTGCCTACAGTGAAAAACGCGCGGCTCAATCTAAACCGATGAAGAAGAAATAATGGCAGATTACACAGGCATCGCGGCTGCTGGCGCAGTTTCTGAGGGTGGTAAACCCAAAAAGAGCAACTCCGACATATTGGCCACAGCAAGATCACGCCTTGATATGGCGATGTCTGCCTTGTCTGAGTCCCGTGATGACGAAAACAATGACCTAAAGTTTTACGCTGGCTCACCTGATAACCAGTGGCAATGGCCAGCCGATGTACTCGCCACCCGTGGTGCTGTACAAGGTCAAACAATTAATGCGCGTCCATGCCTGACAATCAATAAACTGCCACAGCATGTGCATCAGGTTACCAACGATATGCGCCAAAACAGACCTGGCGCGAAGGTAATTCCCGTAGATGACAACGCAGACGTGGAAGTCGCAGACATCTTCAACGGCATGATTCGCCACATTGAATACATCTCTGACGCTGATGTTGCCTATGACACCGCTTGTGAGAACCAAGTCGCTTATGGCGAAGGCTATATTCGCTTGTTGACAGAGTATTGCGAAGACAACACCTTTGACCAAGACATCAAAATCGGGCGTATCCGAAACAGTTTCTCGGTGTACATGGACCCAACAATCCAAGACCCGACAGGCGCAGACGCTAAGTATTGTTTTATTACTGAAGACCTCACAAAAGATGAGTTTGAGCGCATGTATCCAGATGCGTCACCGATTACAACTTTGCAATCATTGGGCGTTGGCGATCAGTCCATCAGTAATTGGCTAAACGAGGACACCATCCGCGTTGCTGATTACTACTACATTGACTATGACCGCGCTACGCTGAATTTGTACCCTGGCAACCAAACGGCATTTGCTGGCACACCAGAAGACAAGGACTTGAAGGCTTTTTACGGTAAACCG